GCCTATGAGCAAATAGATAGTTTAGAAAGTTCAACTTTCAGCGTTGAGTTACCTTTTGAAAATGCTATGTACGAAAGAAAAACAAATAGCAACTTTCAAACGATAACTTTTAAAAAGAATGATTTAAGTAATTACTTACCAAAACCATTATTGATGTATGATAATGGAGTTCAAGGCGTAACTCCAAATATTAGGATTGATTTATTAACAGGCGGTCATCAGCATATTGTTCAGTATAGAAGATTCTCAAACGATTATAGTAACGGAACTATACTTACTTTAAATTGGGGTGAAGAAATAAGCACGTGGTTTTTAAGTAGCGTTTCAAACGGATTATACAAAAGACACTACGAAAACTATTTAGGTAATATTTTTAATATCAAAAGTAGATTAGTTATTGTAAAATGTTACTTCAATCCAGTAGAGTTGATTGATATTAAATTAAACGATAGAATTATTATTCGTGATAAAAAGTACACAATTAATAAAATGACAACCGATTTAACAAGCGGAGAAACTACACTTGAATTGATTACAGATTATAGAAGTGGCGAAGTTCCAATAGGTAATCGATTTTCTTTTGAACCATTTTATCAAGTTGATAACACAGAGCAAACTATTGAAGTTTTATTATTGAAAAATGTAAGTCCTGTTATATCATTACAAGCGTCTTTTTTTGGTTGGATTGATTACGTGGCTGCTGACTATTATAACGACACAACAATACGAGTAGATATAGAAGCAAATACTTCTGGAGTTGAAAGAATAGGATATATAACTGGCAAGTGGCAAGATGAAACAGGAACAATAAACGACATAGAAATACCAATTATACAAAATGCTTAAACTAATTATTGAAATGCTTGAATTCCAAAAGATAGGAACAAGCGAAAGTGTAGACATAGCAAAGGGAAAATATAAAATTCCTGATAATTTTAAAGAATTTAAAAACCAAATCAAATGGCAATTACAAAAACGATAGAAATTGATGTTAACTCGCTTAAAGCAGTTGGTGGACTTGAAAATTTAGACAAGGCACTCAAACAAGTTGATAAGTCAGCTAAAAGTGTAGATGCTACATTTGAAGAAGTTTATGGAGATTTGCAACCGCTTACTTCAAGAATGGGAGAGGCTGAAGATAGACTTTACGAACTTGCTTTAGCTGGCCAAAGTGCTACTAAAGAATATCAAGACTTACTTCAAACAGTTGGTAATTATCGTAAAGTGCAAATGCAAACAGATATGGTTGTTGATGCTGCTGCAACTACATTTGATGCAAAGTTAGGCGGTGCTTTACAAGGTGTTACTTCTACATTTGCAGGTGTTCAGGGTGCAATGGCTTTAACAGGTGGAGAGAGTCAAAAACTTGAAGAAGCACTTTTAAAAGTTCAGGGTGCAATGGCATTAGCTGAAGGTGTACGTGGTATTCGTGAGGGTGCAGTAGCTTTCAAGGCATTAGGTATATCAGCGAGAATAGCTTTAAATGGAATTAAAACAGGAATAGCTGCAACAGGTGTAGGTGTTTTGTTAATTGCTTTAGGTGCTATTGTAGCGTATTGGGATGACATTAAAGAATTAGTAGGCGGTGTAAGTTCGGAGCAAGAAAAATTAAACGCACAAGCACAAGCTAATTTAGACTTACAACAAGGAAAATTAGATGCAATAGGTGGTCAAGAAAATATTTTAAAGTTACAAGGGAAAAGCGAAAAGGATATTTTAAAATTAAAGATTGCTCAAACTGATGAAGTAATAAAAGCGACTGAAAACCAAATTGCACAAAACGATATTACCGCAAAAGCACAAATAGCAGCGTCGCAACGTAATAGAGATATATTAGCAGGAATAATTAAATTTATACAAACACCTTTAACTTTATTATTAGAGGGTGTGGATATGGTCGGCAAAGCATTAGGGCAAAACTTTGGACTTGCCCAAGGCTTTAGTGATTTGGTTGATAAGGGTGCGAGTTTAATATTTGACCCTGAAGCGGAAAAAAAGAAAGCAGAAGAAACACGAAAAGAAAGTTTAAAAGGTTTAGAGAAATTAAAAAATGATAGAGCAGGTTTACAAATATCTATTAAAAATATTGATGACCAAGCAGCTAAAGATGCAGCAGCTAAACAAAAGGATAAAAACGACAAAGAAATTGAATTAGCTAAACAAAAAGCCGATGCATTAGAAAAAATTAGACAAGGTGAAATTGATACAGAAGCTGAACGTAGAGCAGAAGAATTATACCAAATTCAAGAGCAATATAGATTATTAATTGAAGAAGCTACAAAATTTGGTAAAGATACAACTGCACTAAAAGAAGCACAACTTACAAAAGAAAGAGAGCTTGCTGAAAGATTTAAAAAAGAAGACCAAGAAAAAGAGGATGCTTATTGGAATACAGAAGCTGAAAAAGCAATTGAAAGACAAAACAATTTAAAAACTCAAAAGGATAAAGAAATTGAAATTGAAAAAGCAGTAGCAGACCAAAAGTTAGCTATACAAAATCAAAACATTGATTCTACTATTGCAGGAATTTCAGTTTTAAAAGGAATATTTGAAAAAAACAAAGCAATTCAAAAGGGTTTAATTGTTGCAGAAAGTGCTGTAGGTATTGCTAAAATTATTATTAATACACAAGCAGCAAATGCAAGGGCAGCTTTAGAATTAGGTCCTTATGTCGCACCTCCATATATTGCTGCTAATAACATATCAGCTGGAGTTGGTATCGCTGCAAATATAGCAGCAACAGTAAAAGCATTATCTGCTTTAGGTGGCGGCGGTGCAGGCGGTGCTTCTGCTAATGCTAATGTAGGTGCTGCTGCTCCTGCACCGAGTTTCAACGTTGTAGGTAATAGCGGAGTAAATCAAATTGCTCAAACATTAGGAAATCAAGCACCGATAGAAGCATATGTAGTAGCAAATAACGTAACTACTCAAGCCGCTTTAGATAGGAATATAGTTAATAACGCAGGTTTAGGATAATAAAAAAGCCACTCTCTCAGGTAAGTGGCTTTAATGAAAAATAACTCAAAAAAAATTAAACGTTATGGAAACAAAGACATGCAAATATAAAACAAATTTTTAATAAACGTGTTTTAATTTAAAAAAGATATGAATTTAATTGAATTAATTATAGACGAAAAAGATGAGTTAAGCGGAGTTGATGCAATTTCAGTTGTTGAAAGTCCTGCAATCGAATCAAATTTCGTAGCGTTAAAGTCCGAAGAAATTAAACTCGCTCAAGTAGATAGCGAAAAACGTATTTTAATGGGTGCGGTATTGATCCCTGAAAAACCTATTTATAGAAAAAATGGTGAAGATGAATATTATATCTACTTTTCTAAAGATACAGTAAACAAAGCAAGTCAATTATTCTTTAAAAATGGTAATCAAAATAACTGGACTTTAGAACACAACAAAGAAATAAAAGGATTGACAGTTGTTGAAAGTTGGATTGTAGAAGATACGCAAAAAGATAAAAGTGCAATTTACAATTTATCAGTTCCTATTGGTTCGTGGATGGCTTCGGTAAAAGTTGAAGATGACACTATTTGGAATGACTACGTTAAAACAGGAAAAGTAAAAGGATTTTCTTTAGAGGGTTACTTTGCTGACAAGTTAGAAGAAAAAAAGCAACTATCTAAACAACCGAGTGTTATCGAACAAATAAAACAAATAATAAATAAATATGAAAACAAAAAGTAAAACAAGTCCGAAAGGTGGTAAGCGTGGTTGTCTATGTGATGACGATACTTATAGTAAAGAATGTTGCAATGGTGATTTACAAAATCAAGGAATTGGTAAAACTACAGGAGTAGATAATGTAACCATTACAGAAAATAACGGAGTAAGAGTAATAACAAGAGTAAACGGATAAAAATACAACAACATTTTAACAAACGTGTTTTAAATTAAAATAATATTAATATGTCAAACGTACTAACAGAAATCAAAAGGCTTTTAGGGATGGAAATCCAATTAGAGCAAATGACTTTAGACAATGGTACTGTTATCGAAGCGGAAGTATTCGAAGCAGGTAAAGCTGTGTTTATTGTTAATGGTGAAGATAGAGTTGCATTACCAGTAGGTGAGTATATTCTTGATAACGGAATGATTTTAGTTGTTGCAGTTGAAGGTGAAATTGCTGAAATCAAAGAAGCTGCACCTGCTGAAGAGGAAAATCCTGAAGTAGAAGTAGAAGTTGAACAAGCTGCTGAACCTACTGCACCTAAAAAAGTAATCGAATCAACTGTTAAAGAATCACATTTTTCAAAAGAAGATGTTGACGCTTTAAAGTCTGAAATCGAAGCATTAAAAACAGAATTAGCGTCTATGAAAGAAGTTAAAGAAGTAGAATTATCTGCTCAACCTTTAACGCATAACCCTGATGCAAGACCAAACGTTGAAAAAATCTTATACTCACAAAATAGAGTATTGACAACTTTCGACAAAGTAATGAGTAAAATTGCTAACTAAATAAATTAATAAAAAAAAATGGCTACTACAACAAGTATCACAACAA